TTCTACAACATTAGACATCCAAGCTCTTATTCTTCTAGTACCATACTCATCATTAGCAAGTAACCCACGATAAGTCTCAGGCTGTTTATCTGCTATACCCATCATTGAAGATTGAATACCAGCTATATATTCTACATCACTTTTCCCATCTTGAGTTATTGTGAAGAAAGCATTGTTAATTGGGGCTGGTAAAACTGGTGTAGGTGGAGTAAATCCCTGCCTGTACTTCAATAAAGCCCCAGGCGCAGAAGAATATTGTTCCCATTCTTCTTCGGGAACCGAACCTTCTTCATATAACCATCTCATGTTAGATGCTAGATTCGCATTATGAATCATTATCTGGTGAGCTTTATTTATCTCTTGTTGTTTACCAATAAGAGGACTAATAGCACTCATAGGATAAGGAGTGCCAGTATACATATAAGGAACAGGTATTATAGGATATTCAGTCATATTGAGTAAATACTCATAAAGAAAGACATCTTCACCTACACTACAAACAAGTTTAACTCTTGTATCAAAAAAGTCAATAGCCTGTATGATATTTCTTGCAATAGATTTATCTTTTGATAGTATATCAAATTCTTTCTTGGTAATAACCTTTTGCTCAATCTTTGTTAATTCATCTTGAGCCTCTGACATTAACTGAGCTCTTTTTTCTTGTATAGCTTGTTCTGTCTGTTTATTTACTTTCTCTAATTCTAACTGAGCCCTTTCAGGTATTATTTCACCACCGTCTAATGCCTGTTGTATCTGTAATTCTTTTTCTGCCATCTGTACTTCAAGTTCTTGACTAAACTCTTCAAGTTGTACAGCGACTAATTCCTGTATCTTTGCCTGTTCTTCTTTTGTAGGTGGTATCTTTATATGAACATTAACATATGGAATCTTAACTTTTTGATAACATTCATAGTATGGTAAAATCTCATCATCTTCAGCATCAACAGTAATTCCCATTGTGATATCTTCTGGTTGGATACTTTCTGTATCTGATTGATCTCTTCTAGAATAAGTTGTAATATCAGAGTTTCCAGATGCTTTTTTAATCTTTGCTTTATGTTGTGGAAATAAATTTGTTAACTGACTTCTTGATAAATTCTTTCTTACTATTATAAAATTAGCATCCCTATAAAGAAAATCCCTACTCATAGGGTCTACAAATACATCATAAGGATCAATTCTCTTAAAAAGAACCTCACCTTTACCCATATCAGCATCCTGATCTACATCTACTAAGAAATACCCAACTCCCTTAGTAATACTGTCAAGTATAACATTTCCATATAAAGACTTGCCATTAGATAGATACCAACAATAGTCAGCTATCTCTGAATGTACTTGAGCAACATCTACATCACTTCCCTCTGCACCTACAGCTTTCCACTTAGGATTATTAGCAGTAACAAAATACTTCATTATTTCTACAATAGGAGTTACCCTGTTAATAGTAAATGTCGGCATACCAGACTCTTGCAACGCATCTATTTCATTTTTACTTAGTTGTTCACCAAGATAAAAATCATAAGACTGTTGACTTAACGCTTGCCATCTTGAGCGATGAGAATTATTTGCTCTGTCCCAAAGCTGTTTATTTGTCTGGGCTTTTTTCTTTTTTGTATTTCTAGGCATTGTTAATATTAAGAGTCCTATTGTTATTTGGATTGTATACAGATGATTCTCTTATCTGCTGACTTTGCATCATATTAATAGATTTTAAAACATTATTTTTTTCACCTGGAGTTACACTATCTTTACCTTTATGATAACTTTCAGCTTCTTTAGTCTTGGCAACCCTATTCCTGCTTAATGGTTGCGAGAACAAATCAAGAGGTCTACTTATCTCTCTATGTGTATTCCCAGACTGTCGGATGATTGGTTTGTCACCTGGCTTTTCTAATTGTTTTACAGCTGCCTCTGGCATTGGTTTTTGCGAAACTGGAGGACTGGAAGAAGGGAAATCTTTATTCTTAATCTGTTCCCCCATCTTATGCATATCAGCCATATTAAGAGACTTTCTTATTCCATTTATTTGATTTTGTGACATTGAAGATTGTAACATTATTCAGAACCTATTTTCCCAGCAAGAATTTGATCTTTAGAGCCTTCCCATAAAGGAGCATTCGCAGCTTTTGCTTCCTGCATAAACAAATCTACACTAAGTATATCAGCTTCAAGACCTCTTCTTGTTGGATAATCATCACCAAAGTTTTTTAGATTTTTATAAGCTTCGTTCCATTTTCCTTCAGTAATTTGTTTCCAAAAATTAGGAGTTGCCTCTTCTAAATTTGATCCATATTGAAATCCTACTGAAGAAACAACTGTTTGCTGAGCTCTTGATAAATCTTTAAAAGACTTACCTGTAGCTAACTTATAATTTGTACTTAATTGTTTCAATGCTTTGCTATGTGTATATGTATTTATAGCAGCTGCCTCAGTACTATTAATAGATGGAGCTTTTCCTTTTTCTTCTAACATATCTAAAGCACTCTGTCCTTTTAGTCCTGCAAAGTCTCTAACTTTACTTATAACACTTGCAGGTAATCCAGACGCTTCAATTTCATCTTCTGACATCTGTCCTACATCCCATCCAGTAGCTATAGTCAATCCACTCTTACCTACAACATCACCAGTATCTTTATTAGTTGGAATATACCCTTCAGATTTAGAGCCTCCCTCTCTATCACTAATAAAACTCCAATCTACATTAAACTTTTTTGGTTCAGCCATTATTAAAGTTCTTTTGTTAGATTAATCCCAAATGTTTTCTGTGTTTCAAATGTAGGAGACCATGACCTTCTATCCCATCCAGAAGAAACTTTTGTATCATACTGTCCAACTTCAACTTTAAAATTACCTTTACCAACAGTTACTCCTTTTATTTGAGATACTTTATTAATAGCATCTACTAAAGGATGTGGTTTTTCTTTTGGTGCTCCTATATTTGGAAGATTTAATCTTCTTTCCATTTCTGATTTATACTCCAGCTTTGTACCCTGCTTTCTTTTTACTTGCTATATAAGGTTTAAATAAAGGTTCATCATCTTCCTTCATCTTAGGCATGATTGTATCAATTGCATCAGGTTTATATCCCTTTTGTTGAATATGCTTTCCTGTTGTTACCTCTTGTTCACCATACCATGCATCCATTAATACATTAGGATTATTCATCATTTCTTCAGATGATATCTTACTTATTTTATTTATACGTTTTTTATGACTCTTCAATGCAGAATTAAATGCTTCCTCACTTGTCTCTACAAATCCTTTTGTCCCAGGATGACTGATCTGATATACTCTATCTCCATCACCAAGATCAGTTTCAACTAAATATATCTTTTCACCTTTTGGTGTATGTATTTGAATCTCTTTAGTTGCTTCATATTGTTGTCCAAATTCAGTCAATCCATGTTTTTCTCTTAATGCTAACTTTGCCTTTCCTTTCATATCGTCTGGAACTTCAGATGAAACCATATCAGATGCTACTATCTTTCTTTCTTCACCTGACATACCAGACCATGCTGATATATATGATGTAGAAAGATTATCACCTCTATCAGAAACACTTGACATTTCATCTCTTAATGATTCGCCAAAATTACGAGTGTCCTCAACTACCTTGCCATTAACAGTTTTTCCTTTATGCATCCCTCCATATTTTGCTTCTAATTCACTCCTAAGATGATGAGCTCTAGGCATGTTTTTATTTAATTCTAATTGCTCTGCCCTTTCTCCTTCACTAGCATCTGAACTAATAGCATCATGAATCCAATCATAACTTTGATACTCACCAGTTCTTTCACCAGTTCCTAAATCTTTTACAAAGTAACCCCTGCCTTCTTTATACTCTTCTTCCTGCCATTGATTCATTATATTTGCTTCAATGTCCTTTTGAGAAATTCTTCGGATGTCTAAATTTTTAGCCATCAACTCCCAGCCTTACGAATATTAAATTTTCTTGTTGGCTTTTCCTCACTAGCCAATCTAACTTCTTCATTAAAGATTCTAACTCCCTTATCTTTATAATATCTCTCTTTGGATGTTTGTTTTGGATTCTTTGCAACTTTCCTAATTGGTAAGCTTCTATATGGTTTTCTTTGTTTCTTACTAGCTCTTTGAGAAAATAGGTTAAGTTTCTTAGCCATATTATGCAACTATCCAGTTCTTTGGTACTTTTTTAGGTGTATACCACTTATTTTTGTTCTCATCCTTGCGCATATTTGGTGGAAAAGCATGTATTTGTGCATAAAACAGAGTCTCTATGGTATCATCATGAGCCATTCTAGGTCCAAATGTAACTATTTCATTTGTTAAATCAAACATATTTTCACGCAAATGAATAGTTCCCATGCTAAACCGACCAGATAACCCAGAATAAACTCTATTGATCTTGTTAGTGCCTCCTGGTTTTTCAGGTATAACAGCAATAGCAAATTTGTTTAATCTTCTTCTTTCTTCATTCAATGACTGAAAGATGCTCCTATTCATTGCCACATCTTCAACTGTAGATGAGATACAATGATATTGTTCGTGCATGCCAAGTATGTAGTCAACAACGCCCTTTTTATTTATTATGTTTCCATGAACATCTTTAGCCCCGATTGTCGGGATTGACCTGTGACGTTCATACTCTAAAGCATACAGATTATTATCAATGTCAATAGCAACGCACATAATAACGCTAAAATCGGACTCTTTAGTGTTAATATCCGTAGCTGGATCGCAACCAATGAAAGTATTAACAGGAACTCTTTCGCCACCAATGACAAGATAGTTTTGATTTTCTTCCACATCATGATCGTAGTGTCCTTTCCAGAATTTTATATCATCTCTAGTCCATAATGCATCCTCAAGATTCTGTACTTCCATCATATATTCTTGATAGAATTTTGAAGGTTGTCCTGAATCTCTGTAGAATTTTTTCTTT